AGTTTAAGTAATATAACATCTGTTCTATCTGTTCTATTAGATAAATACCAGATAGGATAAAGGTTTTTGATAGAACAGATCGTAACAGAAGGCAAAAAAAAAGACCGCCCCCGGTGGTGGCACACCGGAAGCGGTCAGGCGAAACAAAACCCGTTTGAAGTTAATGTTTCAATCCCCATTGGACATTATATCACATCGGGTTTGGCTTTGCCATACCCATTTTCCTGAAAGGACAGGTGATATAATGCGGAATCCCAATGGGTATGGGACTGTGGCGAAGCTGTCAGGCAATCGCCGCCGCCCATTCATTGTGAAAAAAGTGATTGGCTGGAATAACAAGGGCCATCCCATCTATGATATTGTGGGTTACACAGAAACCCGTGAAGCCGGGAATTTGCTATTGGCTGAATATAACCGTGATCCTTGGGATGTTGACCGGGCCAAGATCACCATGAAGGAACTGTTTGAACTTTGGAAAGAAAAGAAGGCTCCGAAGCTGGGAGAATCCAACCGTTCATCTTTGTGTTCAGCGTTCAAGCATTGTTCAGCGTTATGGGAAAAGCCCTATAAACAAATCCGGTCATACCAAATGCAAGAAACCATTGACGGTTGCGGGAAGGGGTACAGTACACAGGCGGCAATTAAGAACCTTTGGGGCCATCTTGACAGGTTTGCCCTTGAAATGGACATTATCACCCGTTGCTATTCTGACTTGCTGACTTCTGATCCTATCCCACCAACCACCCGCCTTCCCTTCAGCAAGGAAGAAATCAAGAAGGTTTGGGAACATCAGAAAGAACCTTGGGTTGACACGGTTCTGATCCTGCTTTATTCCGGGTGGCGGATCAGCGAACTTCTGAACTTGAAGCCGGAAGATATAAACCTTCAGGCCGGGACGATGAAGGGCGGAACCAAAACCAAGGCGGGGAAGGATCGGGTGGTTCCTATCCATTCCAAAATCAGGCCCTTGGTGGAATCCCGCCTTGCGGAAGGTGGCCCCCGCCTAATTAGCTACAATGGAAGGGTCTGTTCCCAAACCCAATACCGGGTATTTTGGGCGGACATTATGAAGGCTCTGAAGATGAACCACACCCCGCACGAATGCCGCCACACCTTTGAAACCCAACTGGACAGCGCCGGGGCAAACCGGAAGTGTATTGATCTTCTCATGGGCCATGTGTCCAAGGACACAGGAAACCGGGTCTATAATCACAAGACTTTGGATGAACTGAAAAGCACCGTTGAACTAATTCAGTAAGCCCTTGAATTTTGTCAAATCCTATGGTATTCTTTTGATGGTGCTACCGATAAACGGCAAGTGGTTAGTTCCCCTGACCAGATCAGGGGCGCTTCTTGCCCCCTGATCTTTATAGAAAGGGGGGCTGTCAAATGGTTACATATTCTGATCTGATTCAGACAGGTATTTTAATCGTTGGCATTATTGCCCTGTTCATGCAGGCCAATAAAAAGAAGTAACCGCCCGGCTCCCAACCTTGCGGTTACTTCTGTAATCCAGTAGGGGAACCAACCGTTTGCCGGTGGCACCCTCGTTCTATGTTCAGTATAATTCAAAGCCGCTGAAATGTCAATAGGGGCCGTTCAAAGCGGTGAACATTATAGGCCGATGAACACTGAACTATTAACACGATAGTAACAAGAAAGGCGGGAAACCCCGGAAAACCGGGACTTCCCGCCTAATCTGTTTTTATTATACCATGAATTAGTATGCTCTGCAACGCTCCGAAGCGCCCAAATACTGAACATTTCAGCCCATTGAAAGTGGGTCAAATCGGGGGTATTAGTAACAAACTATTAACACGGTATCACACCGCTTTTGCGTAGTCAAGACTGATCCAGCCAGCGCCGCTTTTCAGCTTGCCCCACTTGGTAGCACCGGCCCCGGTGCTTTCTGCCACGATGGTATAAACACCGGGCTTGATGAAGCCATTCTTCCCGTAGTTGGTGCCGGGGCCTTTCCTGATATACAAATCAGAAATTGTCACCCGCACCAGATAGGGCTTCACTGTGGCCCCTGTGCCGCCCGTGGCGGCGTTTCCAGTGTTGGGGGTAGTAATTACACCCCCGCCCTTCATGACGGCTTGTACGGCCTTCCTGAAGCCGTTCATGGTGTAGCCGGTTCCAAGCTGGTTCCACAGGTGTTCAGGATCACCATGATTGGAAGCAACTCCACGGGCGCAACCTTCCTTGTGGGAAATGATCACCCCGTCCTTCATGGGGTCAAGGCTGTACTGCTTGCACAGGGAAGCGAACAGTTCAACCGCCGCTTCATAGGTTCTCTTTGCCACGGCTTTTGCGGTAGCAGTATCAGAACAAGTGAAGGTTGCCCCACCCGTGTACTTGATACAGGCCGGTTCACACATTTCAACCCCAATGTGGGTGTTGTTGGCGGCTCCGCCAGCGTGCCAGCCCCGGTGGTTCCAAGGAAGGGTCTGATATACAGTGCCGGTGTTCCCGTCAATGAACCCATGCACACAGGCTTCAAGGCCAGAACGGTTCCAGTTCTTCACGAACACAGAAGCGTTGGGTTGGGAACATCCCACGGAATGGAGCATCAGCCCTTTCACCGTGATCTTCCTGCCGCTCTTATAGCAATCATTTTTCGTCAGGATACTTTGCACCAATTTCATTTTTAGGTGTCACCTCCAAAATAGCTTTGAATTTAGTGAATGCTTCCACAATGTACTTACAGGACACAATCAGAACCGCCCCAATAATGACCAGATCAGCAAACATATCAGCATATTCTTCCGGGATTGCCCAACCAACCTGATTGGCGTACAGGGGAAGGGTGGTAATGCTCACACAAAGCAAAGTCAGCCCCACCACGAAGGCCGCAACCTTCAGGGCGGAATTGATTGCTTTTTCCCGGTCAAAAGGCTGAAGCAAAATTTTGATATTGTAGTACAGGGAAAAGGCCACATTGGACAGGTACGCCGCCAAGAAGATCAGCATTGCCCACCCAATATTGATCAGGTTGTTCATAATAGCTTCCAGCATGGTTCACATCTCCTTTGTATCGTTGTAGATTTCCGGGCCGTACATCTTCCGCAATTTGATCCGGTTTTCTGCCTTGGCTTTGGAATAGTAAAACCCGGTTCCAACCCCTAATTCAGTAAAGACAGCGGGGATCAGATAGGCCAATGGGGAAAGATCGTTGGTTCTCCAAACCATGATAAAAGTGAAGGCCGTTACCAACACAGTAACGGCCCCCGCACAAATCAAGATCAGTTTGGAAAACTCTTTTTTCGGCTTTTTCTTTACCCGGCTCATGCTTCCGGGGCATCAGTAGGAAGTTCCAAGAACTTCATGTGAAGATCATCCATTACCCCATTCACCCCCAATGAATGATATTGCTTCCAGCAGTTTTCAAAATTATCCCGTGCATAAATCGGGGCATAGCCCTTTTCGGAATATTCATTGAAATCACTGATCATTTGCGCCCTCAAAAGTGCCTGAATTCCCGCTTTCAGGGCTTTGGAATCTTCAGAATTGTGTTTGATTTGGCTATACAGGTATTTGAAAGCCGCCGCAATCAAAGCCGGAATGCCAAGCAAGCACAACCATTGGTAAACCGTCATTCCCTGTTCACCCCTTTCTGATCAGATTGAAAATGTGCTTCAAATCCTCCACCGGGGCATTATAGAACTCAAAGTTCCAAATCCAATGATCATCGTGATCCGGGCGCTTGTACTGTTGGCAACGGGCATCCGCCCAAACCTTATCCCACCGGCTCTGATACCCGTTATCCCGCCGTTCCAGCAAAAGAAGAATGGAAGAAACCAATTCGCCCCGTTCCTTTCCCCGGCCATCATCGTTTTGGGTGAAGTAATCATAGGCGTTTTGGCTGGTGATCCCACAAACCTGTTGACCTTTCCACATAATAAAACCGCCCTGAACAGTCAGGGCGGTTCCATAGGGAATATTCACATGGCCGCAAATACCTTCAAACCTTGCCCTTTTTCGTGCAAGGTAGTTTTCATACTGCATCGGTTACTTCCTCCCATCCATATACACCGGGTTCCCAAACATTGTTTTCCGCCGTAGAAATCCAATGCTTGGAATTGTGGCTTACTTTTGCCCCCTTGGGGTAAGCATCATGCGCCCCTATGGGTTGCGACCATTCAGGCCATTCTTCAGCGGGATCACTGGTTTTGCTCCACAGGCTGGAAGCGGTGTCAGGTGTCCAATCAGCTTGGGAAGTATGATTCTGAACACACTTGTAAAGGGTTCCTTTATAACGGCGGATTTGACCGGTTTTGTAGTTGATGGGGTATGCCCATTCAGCAAACAGTTCAGCGTGTTCCGCCGCTGTTTCAGGATCAATGTTCCCGGCTTCTGCCATAGTCACGAACACGATTCCACCAGCTTCAGTAGCCTTGATGATCTCCATACCACCATCAGCTTCTTCCAAACTGACGGTTTCAACCCCGTCCAAACCTGTTCTTCCAAGCAAGTGATAAACGGTGCCGCCAAAAACAATGCCCGAAGCATCAGGCTCCGGGCAAAGGACATAGCAACCATTTTCGGCTTGTTTGATATAGTTCAGATTTTCAGTTAGGCCAATAGAGGCCCCGTCTTTGATGATTCTAAACATTCCGCACCTCCGAAAAAGATAGCATGATACAGCCGCCGCAAACGCAATAACCGCCCATGATCATTGAAGTTCCGGTAATATGCGCTTTGGCATTCCATGTACTGTTCAATATCAAAGAAGGTTCTTTTTCCCTCTTTGAATTCTTTGTGAAATAGCTTCAGCTTTCGCCTTGCCCGTTTCACTCCATCCCGGCTTCCATTCACTTTCACCTTTCCGGTTTCGGTCAATGTAAATCGGGCCTTACAAAACCGAAACGGCTTTGTAAGTGGGATCACTTTGCATTTCCGCTTGTTCACCCGAATTCCAGCGGCTTCAAACCGTCTTACAATTTCATGCCCCATGAACTTTGCTTCATCAACACTGGGGAAGGTCATAAGGTAATCATCCATGTAATGGGCTTCATAGTCCACACGGGCCTGACATTTGATCCAGTGATCAATTTTGCTGGGCATGGCAACCATTTCTTGTTGTGATGGTTCCACACCCAAAGGCATTCCCCGGCCCGGTGTTGGACATGGTGAATATTGAATGACGGTATCAGCAATTCTTTGAAGATCAGGGTTCAAGATCAATTCCCGGTGCCGCTAGTAAAGAATTTCATGGGGTGCATTGGGAAAGAACCCTTTCAAATCAATCAGTAAAACGGCCCCTTCCCGACCATAGCGCCGGTAATGCCAATGAAGCTGTTCCTTCAGCCGTTTATAGTGCCAGTGAAGGCCCTTATTCTTCTGTGAAGCCCCGTTTTCATAGATCATACAGGGGTTATACAACGGCACAAGAACTTCATTGCAAAGGGTCTTGTGAATTTGCCGATCTGTGATATGCGGCGCATCAATAGGCCGTACCTTTCCACGCTCCCGAAGGGTGAAATGGGTACAGCTTTTTGGTTTCCATGTTCCATCCAATACTTCCCGCCGCCGTTTGGCTGTTCCTGAAAATAGGTGGGCTTCAAAGTTTTGAACACTTTGCTTCCACCTTACCCCATTACAGCACTTACGGCCATAGAAAAACATTTTCCGGTAACTGAAAACCTGATTCACCGATCCAAGGCTATCAGATCGGGCTTGTTTCTTTGCTTGCCGCTTTGCTTTGCGGCGCTGGTAGCGGGCTTCCCGCCGTTCCTGACTGTTCATAATTAAAAAAGTATTCGCCTTTCGCACAGATAAATTGTAGGGTGCCTTCTAATCTGCTTTACCCATACACATGAAATGGGCTATGGCACATTCGCCCACCATGCAAGAAGCGTCCGTGCATGGGTGTCAAAAGAAAGGGTATCGGCTATAAAATAGGTTATACCCCATCCCGCTTTCCCAAGCGGGGCAGTTTTAGGGATTGGCTACCCAAGGAAGTATCTCTCCTTTTACATCGGTCATCCTTCACCTGAAGCCCAAAGCCGGGTTTCTGTTACTACATTCGACCGTGTATATTTGCAAAATCCGGGCCGCAACCCACCAGAATAATTAGCGTTGTTATTGTTGTAGTTGCCATCAGTCCAGACAATAACGAAATTGTTGTTGTTATTGTAATTAGGGGAGCGGAGCCACCACCAAACCGCCGAAGGAAGCATTCATAGAGATACACCTAATTTTGAAGTTAAGATTTCATTTTTGCACTTACATTTTTGATTGCCCCTTTCAAAAGTTCGTTTTCCTTGTCGATCAGTTCGCCTAAATTTTGGGCCATCTTATCCAGCTTTTCAATAGCGTCATTGGATTTCACCGCAACCCCTTTGGAAGTGGTAAAAGCCCCTTCAGGGTTTTGGTTCAAAATCAGGTAAACATGGGTAAGGCGCACATCCAGCGCCATCAGGGAAGCCCTTGCTTCCAGCAAGTGGGCCTTCCGCAATTCAATCCGTTGAACATCAGAAGGAAAAATGCTGTTGGCCTTTTCTGCATGATCAATGATTTCACCTGCCAGCTTTGCAACGGGTTCCGCTATCAGGCGGGAATACCTTGCAGAAAGGCGGGTAAGAAAATTGATCGTTTCAACATAGATTTGGTTGGCCGTGTTGATGAATTCAGCCTTACTTGTGGTTCTCTTTTGCTTTAAGACAGACATTGTTTATACCTCTTTGGATGAATCGTCAGCTTTGATCACACCTTGTTCATCTTCAATTTCCTTCAAATGCTTCAAAAGCACGAATTCAATATAATTGGTTACAGAACGATGTTCACGGGTAGCAAGTACACCGATTTTATCAAAGACTTCATCCGAAAGGCGTAAAGTAAAAACTTTCTTATTGGTTGCCATACAATACCCCCTTGAAACCGGTCTTATAGATATTGTATGGCGGAAGTTGCGTTTTGTATGCCCTCACTTACCTGTCAAATGATAGCACTTTGAAGAAAAGTCGATTTTTCAAAATTTCGTCGGGCGGCTTACGCCGCCATTCTTATTTTTCTTTGGGGTTCCCTCCCGGAACCGCCCCCTTCCGGGGGCGGGATAAGGCCGGGATCATCCTGCGGGGGATTAGGCGGCAAAGCCGGGCCGCAACCCACCAGAATAATTAGCGGTGCTATAGCTGTAGGTGCCATCAGTCCAGACAATAACGAAATGGTTGCTGTTATTGGAAAGAGGGGAGCGGAGCCACCACCAAACCGCCGTATTCACGGCGGTATGATTATTGGCAACCTTACTGTTACCGGCCTTATAATAAGCATACTGCTGTTGGCTGTTCTGCTCATATTGGTTGGCGTAGTTTCTTACTCCAAACACTTCAAATTCAGCCAGATCAAACAGGTAATCCCTTGTAGCGGTGACATTGCCAGAACTGTTTGAAGAATTACCCGTATTATCCGTGTATTTGGTTACGGGTTGCATTACCGCCCGAAGATCAGACGGAAGCGCCGCCATCAAACTGTTACTAATCGGGCTGGTAGGGGTGCCACTATTACCATACAAGGTTTTCCGCTTGGAACAGCCATTCCAGCCACCAGCATTGGTGTTGGAATCATTCATGTGGAAATAGCCAGCCCCGCTTATACTATTATCATACTTTGCATCACACAGCGCCACAGGGGTTGTTCCCATCTTTCCAATCTGGAAGTGAATCAGATTGTTTCCTTCCTTGGAAGCATTGTGATTGAACCCGATGATGAAAACATTGATCTTCAAATTGCTGAAGGTGTGGTTGCCAACTTTACCATTGATGGTGATTTCTTTCATATCACCCACAGCCCAATAGTTGGCACCCAAACCAGCGCTACTCGCTTCCCGAATTGTGGCCCAGTCATTATCAGAAAGGGTTTTAGTGGGCATGGTCACTTCAACCGAACAGGTTTTATTTGCCGGGGCATTGTGATTGGTGCCAGCGGCCACAGAAACCGTGATTGTAGCCTTTCCCTTGGCCTTGGCGGTAACTGTTACCGTGTTGCCCGAAACGCTCACAGAAGCCACACCAGACGCATTGGAAGTGGCCGTAATAACACCGTCACCGGCTCTGGTAACTGTGATGGTGTCTGTTTTCTTGGCGGCGGTCAGCTTCATGGAAGTCTTATTCAAAGATAAACTTCCAGCGGCCTTCCCAATTCTCCAAACCACAGTTTTTGTACCGGTGCTTCCATCACTCCATTTGTAGTTTGCACCGGGGGTAAAGGTGGCGTTATAGCTTCCCGCATTGGTGCCCGTGGTAGTTCCTCCAAGGGTCATTTTCCCGGTGTCATACCCCGACCAAGAAGGGCTTTGCGGGGAACCATTGAAGGTAAGGCTTCCGCTTTGGGTAGGTGCCGCCACGGAAGCCCGGTCAATCTTCCATGTAACCTGTTTTGCGGTCTTGGTTCCATCACTCCATTGATATTTTTCCTTGGGGGTGAAGGTGGCCGTATAAGTCCCGGCATCGGTGCCGGTAGTCACTCCCCCAAGGGTCATGGCGTTAGGATCATAGCTGTTCCAAGAAGGGCTTTGGGCCTGTCCATTATAGGTCAGAACACCGTTTTGAGTGGGAACCGCATTGATGGTGAAGGCGATCTTGGACACAGCTTCCAAGGCCGCATCTGCGGCATCTTGGGCATTTTGCGCCGCTGTCACACAGGTTTCAATTTGCCCCAACAGATAGGGGTGGGCTTTTTTATCTTCATTGTGGGTTTTTACCTTGCTTTCGGCGGTTCCCTTCTGGTCATAGTTCATTTCAGGAAGTTGTTCAGCCGGAACCTTCCCACCCACCAAATCAGCCTTGTTTTTCTGCCCATCCTGAAGGTCTTTGATACCATCGGCATTGGTTTTCATTTGGGCATCAATCTTGTCCATGTTGCCATTCTGAACTTCAACATCATAAAATTCAGAAGCAAGGGGTTTGGTCAGCCCATAGTTTGTGGTTTGATTGGGCATCAGTTAAGCACCTCGTTTCTTAATTGGTCATGGGTATGGGCGGCAAGCTGGGAGTGGGTAAAGCGTCCAAGTTCAGCGTGGGTGTTATAGAGCTGAAGAAGGGTTACAATTAGGTTTTGTGGAACCACTCTGTTCAGCAAAGATTCAACATCGGTGAAATTGTTTTTTGCCGCCAACCCAATTTTCACAATCAGGTGATAGGTTCCTTCTGCCACATCCGCTGAATAGTTCCCCGGCCCACAAAGGGTTTCAAGGATATTCCGAAGTTGCGGAAGGGTGTAAGGAAGTTCTTCATTGATTCTGGTCAAAATACGGAACCGGCGATCTTCAAGGCTGTCAGTCCCCTTGGGCGTAATATCCAAAATCTTTTCCCATCGGGAAAGGCCCATATTTCCAGCGGTGGAAATGAACTGATTGTTCAAAAGATCATCAGCATTGCCCCACGCCTGATCAAATTCAGGCTGTTCACTCTCCATGATCCCTTCATATTCCTTGAAATCTCGCACCGCATAGGGTAGGTAATCAATCAGTTTTCGTTCCATCAGTCACCACCCCTTATGCCTTAATCTCAATAGTGGTTGGTGCAAGGGAACCCAACACCGGGATATGATCAAGAGCCAATGTATGATTGGCGGCTTTTTCATTGATCGTGGTGTTGGCAATATCCAGAATACCGGTGATACCCAACAGGCGGCTTTCAATTTGGCTGATACGAACCACAAGGGCTTCATCCTGATCCGCCCAACTTTGGGCCAGTTCCAAGAAGTACCCGTTAATTGCTTCCGTGACATACCCGGAAACATCTTCCCAAGACCACCCCCGTTGATAATACAGGGCAAAGCCCAAATCAACGGTTTCTTCCTGAACACCTTCCACCCTGACCACATGGCCGATAGGGGCAATTCCAACGCCTTCCCCGGCATTCTGAAGGGGGTCAACGGCGGTTTGAACCTGTTCTACCAGTGTAGGGGAAGGAACCGTGAAGGTGCTGTTGATCACCACCAGCTTCACAGTTCCGCCCACAGTGAACATATTGTTCTTGGCGGCGGCATAAACGGTATCAAGCCAAAGTTTCACCGGTTCGGGAACCCCGGAAAGGCCCTCAATCCACGCTTCAGCTTCCTTGGGCGGGATCATGTTGGCCGGTTTCAAATTCCCATTCCAAGCCCGGTAAACCTTCACCCCACCAACGCCGGGAATGGCATTGACCTTTTCAATATAGTCAATCTGGTTTCCGCCGAAGGCTTGGGCATTCAAGCTGTTAAGGTATCTTTGTCTGAAAAGTTCGGTATCTTCTTCATCTTCACCGGGAACCAACACCGAAGTGATTTTACAGGTTTCAAGGCCATCCACATATTCAATGGGGATCACCGTTCCGGTGTAGTTATTGCCAGCTTCACCAGCCGTTTCACAGGTCAATTCATAGTTGCCGCTTCCCCGATCCGCCGAAACATAATAGTTCAATTCCCCAATGGAAAAGCGGGTATTCAGCGGCAAGAACAAAGTGGTGGGTGTAATTGCCATTTGCAAAATGGCGGGGCTTGCCGGTTGCGGGGAAAGGCCCCGTTCCGCCGCTCTCAAAATCAAATAAGGGCGGGTGGCGGTATCGGCAAAGGTTTCATTCAGCACGGTATCAAGGGCAATATAAAGGTTCTGCAATTCCACAGCGGCGGGGGCATCCCCATACCACACCAGCGAACCTTCACGGGTATCAAGGTTACTGTTAATGGAAAGGGCCTTCTGAAGCATCCGTGCCAAGATGGATTCATAAGTTTGCGCTTCATACATCAGATTTCAACCCCCATTTCTGCATTGATTTCACCAAAAATGCTGACCACCGTGAAGGTAGTCAGCACTTGTTTTTTGTTCACTGTAAATTCAAAGTTTTCAACGGCGGTGATCCTATCATCCTGAAGCAAGGCTTCCCGGATTCGCCGTTCAATTTCTGGAATACAATATTCCACATCTTTTCCGATCAGGTTATGAAGTTCAACCCCATAATCCCAAGAATGGATCAACCATTGATACCGTTCTGTATTCAAGATCAGATATACCGCCTGTTCCACCGCTTCAATTTCATCAATGGTTCCGATGATGGTCAAAGTGTTATGGTTCAGGCGGAAGGTTCTGCTGGGAAGGGTTTCAAATTCAAAATCCTGCCGCAAATCATCCCCGGTCTGTGGGATCATAGCCATTCCCCCTTCAGGGCCGGGTTCGCTTTGATACGATCCAGCACCACAAATTTTTTCCCCTTCTGCATCCGGGCCAGAACCACCCAATCCCCAACCACAAGGGCATTGTGAACCTTGAATTTCTTTCGGCCCTTGATGGGGTGGTTGTGGTCAATAGGGGTGGCCGAACCACCGCCGGTATAGGTGTCAACTACCGGGTGACCGTGACTGATAACAACTGTCTGGTGGCTTACCGTCATATCAACTTCAAAATCCGTAACATTCCGGGTAAGCACCAACATTTTTTCAGTGTAAATGGCCTTTTGGTCAACCTGAATTTTCAAGGGGGAAGCTGAAATAACTTCACCAAACAACAGGTTCACAGGTTTTCCAGCTTCCACGGCTTCCACAGCCGCCTTTTTTACTACCTCCACAGCGTTAGGCAATAAATTCACCCCCGATCAGGTCAAGTTCCATCCGGTGTTCATTATCCCGGAAAGTGTGGGTTACACGGTTCACAACCATAAAGTTGTTGGTGATAATATCCCCAAGGTTCAGGGCAACCACAACCGCATTTCCGGCCCTTACCCGAACATCCCCTAAAGCATTTTGAATGGTCAGGTGGCGGGTTTTTTGGTCATACAGCTTCAACAGGGCGTTGGCCTTGGCGGAAGCACCGGTTTTGGTCTGAACTTCTTCAAAATATTGAAGAACACCCCATTGGTTCATTTTCTCCCCGTCTTGGGCTATAAACAGTTCCCGCTTACCGGTTTTTTCATTGTTGAAGGCTAACTTGATTTTGTTATAGGTCTGTTCGTCAATGCTGGATTCATAGCTAAAGTTTTCCCCGGTTTCTTCATCAATCAGAAGGTTCAGCTTCATGGAATTGATGTTCTTCAGGGACAGCTTTCCCACATCATCATAGAGAACAAAAAGCTGTTTGGTGTTCATCAGGGTTTCATCAAGGGCATTCTGGATCATATCAAACAGCGTTTGGTTTTCCTCCACAATGGTTTCAATGGTGTACCCGGTATCTTCCACCGTCCCAAGGTTTAGGCGGAAGTCACCAGCCAGCCGCTTCAGCAAATCGGAAGCCTTCAACCCTTCTTCTGTCAGGGTGTCTTTATTCTTCAGATACCGCAACTGATCATAGGCCACAACATCAATGGTTCCGCCTTTGTCCCGCTTTTTCTTGAAAACAAAGCCATAGAACATGGGGGTTCCGTCCACCGTCAGCTTCACCGGATCACCTTCTTGGAAGTTCAATCCGGGGGCTTTGACCACCGTAAATTCCAGCTTTCCGGGGGTGCCTTTTCTCTCCAAGGTCAGTTTTGCCCCTTCTTCAACAACCGGATATTGAATTGTGCTATTGTGTTGAATGAAAAGTTCAACTGCCATTCGGATCACCCCTTTCAAGAAGGCAAGGTAAGAACCTGATCGGGATAGATCAGATTGGGATTTTTGATCTTATCCTTATTCAGATTATAAATTTCGTTGTATCTGGAACCGTCCCCAAGATATTTCTTGGCGATATTCCAAAGGCAATCCCCACTTTTTACAGTGTAGGTGCTTTTTTTCGGGGCGGAAGGTGCCGGACGGGGGGCCGCTTGAACCGTTGCTTTCGGCTTTTCAGCCGGGGTGGGGGCCGGTTGCAGTTTGACGGTTTTTGTACCGTAAGCCCTGTATTGCTTCAGGCTTACTTTCACCTTCACATCAAACCCGGCCCCGGCATCATCGACAAGTTCATAATTTTCCATTCCAACTGTTAAGTTGGTATAGAAGAACATCCCACCCGCTGGGCGTTGCCGGTTCAAAATCCATTGAAACGGTTCTTTACTGTTTTTCAACCGTTCAAACAGGGAAATGTAATAGCTTGCCGATTGTGCGCCCCCATTGGTAAAGGGGTAGGAAACTTGGGGAAGCAACAGCTCAAAAGAAACATCAGACAAAGCGGCGGCTTTCAAAATGTTGATTTCTTCCCCGTTGATCAGCGTCATGGTTTTGTTCTGGTTATTGATCTTCACCGTTACCTTGGAAGGGGTGATGGGCATAAGCACACCATCCAAGTACATTTTGTATGCCATCACTCATGCACCCCTTCTTCAGACACATCCAGCTTTTCAGCAAAATCATTGGCCCACGCATCCATAATCCCGTCAAGGTCGGTATCTTTGGAAATGTGGTTTTCATTGTGCTGTTCAACCTTGATTTCAGCGGTGGTGAACCGGTTGATTGCTTCCCGCTCGGCAATATCCCGCATATAGGCCAAATCTTCTTCCGCAATGTCAAGGGCATCACTCATGGCGGCGGTGTTCCCCGCTGTGTCCCCGGTGTTGCCATAGATACCATCAAGGGTGTTCCCAAGGTTGAAGGCATCCAGCCCATCAGCGGCCCCCAAGCTGTCCATTGCGGAAAAGTCGAACAAGCCGCCCACGGTATCTTCCACGCCTTGGCCGAATTCATACCCCATATCAAAGGCGGCTCCATACTCGAAGCGGCCCAAATGAAGATCTTCCGCATTCAGCTTTTCCATGATTTCTTCACCCTTGCCAAAGGTGGAATCCACCCAACCGCCCAAGCTGTCACGCCAGCCTTGGACGGAACCGGCAAGGTTAGAACCGAAGATAGTATCAATGGCCGAAGCCAAAGCCTGAAGGACGGAAAGAACCGTGTCCGCCAAGTCGAAAAATAGACGGGCCACAGCCCCAACCGGATCATTGAATACATTTCCGATGAAGTTTGCAACCGTAGCCACAAGGTTGTAGATCATCACGAACACATCTACAACCAAGTTCCACAGGGCCACAAAGATATTCCCGATGAAGGCCAGCGCCGCCATAAACGCACCACAGATAATGCCTGTGGCGGAAACGCTTGTACCGGCAAAGTGATTGACCGCCGCCACAGCCGCATAGAACAGGGCTACAAGGGCGATAATCAGAATGATAATCCATGTAAGGGGGCAAGCCATCAAAGCCGCATTCAGGCCGTATTGGGCCGCTGTTTGGGCAAAGGTGGCGGTGGTCTGTGCTCCGGTTGCAACGGTAGTCATAGCCAGTCTTGCGGCCTTTACGGTTTCCAGCGCATTCACAATGCCGGTCACTGTTTTATAGGCAAGCATGGCTCCATTCAAAACAAGAAAAGCCGTTGCAACACCGCCAACAATAGGGGCAAGCCATGACCAATTATCCACCACCAAAGCGGCACCGCCAATCAGAAGGTCAAGCACCACCGTTGCAACAGAAGCGATCCCGGCAAGGCCGTTGATAACTCCATTCGTTACTTGGGTGAACTTTTCGCTATTAGCAACTTGATTTACCTTGTTCAGAATAGGATTGAAGATAGACAGGGCCTTGTTCTTCATCCCGATCCAAATTTGCCCCCAAGTTTTGGGCATATTTGAAAACTTGGTTTCAATATCATCCGCCGCCGCAAACATGGCATTTTTCACTACATCGGCGGTCAGTTGACCTTCTGCGGCCATAGCCCGGATTTCACCAATGGAAACATCCAAGTAATCTGCTATACTCTGAATAATTCCGGGGGCCTGTTCAAATACGCTGTTTAGTTCTTCACCACGAAGCACACCGGAAGCCATTGCTTGGGTAAGCTGGATCATGGCGGCTTGCTGTTCCTGAACACTCGCACCGCCAATAATAAACTGTTTGTTAATCAGTTCTTGGAAGGCAATCACTTCATCCATACTTCCAAACGCATCACGGGCATTTAGGCCCAATTTTGCAATGGAAGAAGCGGCATCCATATAGGAAGTTCTGGATCGTTGCGCCGAAGCCATTACCTTTTTTTCAAGGTCAGTAAGGGAACCGCCATCATCAAAGTTGATCATGGCGTTATTCAACCGGGCATTTGTGCTGGTAAGCTGGTCAGAAACCCCAAGAATTTTCTTTACAGCCGCCAACCCACCCACGGTGGCCACAATGCCTTTTAGCTTGCTCCAAAGGCCATCAGCGGCGGTGGTGCCGTCCCTGATCCGCCTGTTGAAGCGGTCTTGCTGGTTGCCAGCATTCCGAATATTTTCTTCAATGGAATCGAAGGCGGCCCCGGCTCTTGCCAGTTCTTCACGGGCTTCCCGAATGGCTGAAGTGTCCACAGAATTACCAGAAGCCCGTTGCATGGCTTCAAAGCTGTTCAGCACAATGTTCATAGCCTTGTGCATGGACTTCAGCGGGGCAGTAACACCGTCATATAGGGCGATTGCCGTTCTAATGGTTGCCAATAGGGGTTCACCTTCTTTCCATAGCAGAGGGCCGGGGCCAACAGTTACTTTCTGCGGCCCCGGCGCTGTTTCCGTTCAATTTCTTTCTGTTTCTTCTTTTCCCGCTCCACCCGAATATCAATGGCCGCAATAATGAAGGCCCGTTCTTTCCGGGGCAAGTCCAGAAAAGCAGATGGTGTCAAATGCAGTTCGTGAAGGCAATAGTAAGCGATATTTGCTTCACCATCACCTTCTTCAATTAGTTTTTTGCCTCGTCCACCTCATCCTGAAGGGTGGTTTCAAACCCGCAAACCTCCTGAACTTTGGTCAGGTAATCGGCATACTCGCCGGGGGTCAGCATGGTTTTCAGAAGGGCTTCAGCGCCCATCACTTTATAGCTGTCCTGAAGATCCTTGTCATTCAGGTTGGGAAATACCGTACAGGCCACAGCCAGCTTGCCAAGGTACATATCATAGTCGGTTTCCTTCTGATACTGGTTTTTCTTGCCGGGAACGGGAAACCGCTTGGCACAGGACTTCCGAAGGGCTTCATCCTCGGTGCCGGTAATGGCCTTGATCTCCCATTCCATAGGCTTCCGCTTGCCCTTATCGTCCAATTCATCAGACAAAAACCGCTTGGAAGCAACAAACTTCACATTCTCAACGGACAGGGCATTTTCAGCCAGAAAAGCAGACAAACTCATTGTTAAAATCCTCCTATTTTGAAATTGAAAAAAGAAAAACCCGCCCACATTATCAAAATGGGGCGGGTTTTGGCAATGTTACTCTATTCCCGCAAGCAGGGTAAAGGCTTCCGGCATCTCGAAATCCTCAAAAGTGAAGTCCATATCTTCATCCAAGTATTCCGCATCAGCGTCAAACTTGGTAAGAATGCCGCCATCAATGTTGCAATCCTTCAGGATCACGGTTTGACGGCCCACAGAAGAAGTGGGATCTTCATTCGTCACCTGAATGTCAAAATAAACATCCTCGCCGGTGTCCTTGTACTGCTTCATCATTTGGCGGAAAATGCTGGTGTTATAGTGGAAGGTTGCGGAACCCGTACCACTCCAACCGGTGGATTTGTTACCCTTGCCGGTCTTACCCAAAATGGGAATTTCCGTCTTGTTTTTCTCAAAGTTGGCTTCAAGGTTGATAGCCTGCATGAAGTTGTAACGGTTATCCCCAATGGTTACAAAGCATTCAGCTAAAGAAGCGGAAACAGCGTCCTTGGCTTGCATTACAGTTGCCATATACTCTTACACCCCTTTCTTACTGGACATAGACAGTCATATAAAGCTGGGCCATAGCGTTGACCGGGGTGACATAGTCCGTCACCACAACGGCCTTCTTGGTATCGCCTTGGGCAACCGTCACATTATCGCTGGTGAAGTTCTCAATGGCCCGGATATTCTGAAGTTCCTGATGGTGCTTCACAATATCGTTCCACAGGCTGATCCGCCCGGAAGCGTCATTGGGAACCTTGCCAATGTACTTCTTGCCGAACAGAACAGCAATATCATTGGCAATCTGATCCAGAACCCGGATCGTCTGATTGCTGGAAAAGTCCCCGGACTTTTCATCCGTCACGGAAATGAAGGTGTTAATATCCTCCAAAACCACAACCTTTTCATCCACCAGATGGAACATGAACGAACCTTCCAGAATACCGGCTTCCAGTTCGCTTTGGGTATAATCAGTATCAATCTGATATTCCCCGTCATAGTCCATGTTGGTTGCGGACTTATTCACGGCGGTTCCCGCAATCACGCCGGTTGCCCACGGGATCAGGGCGGGATCATCGGTTTCACCAACGATGGTGTTCTTCACACTCACGGTGCCTTCATAGTCGGCCAGCTTGCGGAAGCATACCACCTGAAACTTCTTACCCACATCATCCCGCATCCGCTTACAGAAGGCAGAAAACAGTTCAGCAATGGTGGATTTGTTGGTGGGGCAACCCATAGCGTTGAAGGTATAGGCTTCCATCTTATCCAGATAGGTTTGATAAGCCGCATCCTCAACGCCCCCATTGGTGCCGCTGGTCAGAGGGGTGGAAGCAGTCACAGCAAGGCTTCCTTCTGTTTTGAAGTCCACATAATCATTGGGCTTCAGGTCAGCCATTTTAGAAATGGCCTTCTGCTGATCCACTTGGACAGTGCCAAGGAAAGTGGAAACATCATACAGTTTGCTTTCCTGCTGACTGTTTTCATTTTCCTCAATGACAATGCGAAGGTCATTCCCACGGGTGCCGGGGTATTTGGCCGTTGCATAAGTGCAAGTGGCCTTTGCACCGCTGGAATTCAGGCGGAAGAAGTGAACCGTTTGGGCGTGTTTGAAAATCTCACGCATGGGCTTCAGTTCGTCCGCCGTGTACGCATAGCCGAAAATCTTTTGGGAATTCTTCTGGAACTCCCCAAGTTCAACGGTGATAACCTCACCTTCAGGCCCCCAATTCATTTCAAGGGGGATGGTCGCAATACCACGATCAGAGAGGGTGGCGCTTGCATTCGCAACCGAAATGAAGTTGATATATGCACCGGGCAGAATCTTGTTCTGCGTCAAAAAAGTGCCGCCGCCAAGGGCCATATCAATTCACCTTGCCTTTCTTGAAAAAGTTTTGAAGCAAGCTGTCCACCTGCTCCATCGTGTATTCCTTTCCATCTTCCAGCAAAACGGACAGAAGATCACGCCGCTTGGCGTATCGCTGGAAGGTCAGAATATTTCTTTTGGTGAAAACCGGGACATTGGAAACAGGCGGGGCCGCTTCCGCTGTCTTGGGCTTTCTGGTTTTGGTCGTAGGCATTTTTAATCCCCTCCAATGGTTCCAACCTCGGTTTCCAAGGTTTCCATATAGGTTTCTTCAGCAGGGCGGATCATGGGCAAGTTATAGTTCACAAAGAAGTGAAGTACATTGTCCACAACCTCATAATTCACGCTGGTTCCATGAAGAATATCACCGCCCGGAAGCGTGATGAAGTCCAAGGCTTCCATCATCGTTTCCGCAACGGTGAACATTTCCGCATTATTGCGGGGGTTGGTCGGAAAATACTGAATGTCAAATGGGTTCCGCTTGATAAAGCGCCGCCCAAGCATGGGCGTGATTTCCGGTTGTAAAACGGCAATCAAAAAACAGGGTTCTTTCAAACCCTGTTCCACATCATTCTGATAGATTTCATACCCATCCCCAAAGGCGGCGTTCAGTGCCATTGAAATTCCTTTGATAATCTCATTAAGCATCGAAACACCCCTTCAGGAACAAATACAACTTCTTTTCCAGAATTTTAGGCGCTTGCTGTTCCAGTTCTTGTGTGGAAATGGTCAGCATATAGCGCCCCTTCACCCAATTTTTCTTCAGCACCATCCCGCCTTCAGCATCGGGATCATAAACAAAACGGTCACTTTCCCAATAACCGGGGATGAACCGCCCCGGCTGTTGCCGGTGGCCGTATTCGACATAGGACGCATACTGAAGGTTATTCAGCACAACAACCGTGTAATGGGTTCCCCGGTGGCCCACAGGCATCACCGCCCACGCATCCCGCAAGGTGCCATACACAACGGGTGTCCGCTTCACAACCTTGTTCAGCAAGCGCCCCGCCAGTTCTTGGGCGGCTTGGCGGCAAAACCTGTCCAAATCCGCCCCCATCAGCTTTTCCATGTTCTTGTTCAGCCGTTCCAGTTGCTTGAAATCGCATTTGCCCCATTTAGCCATCAGGCATACCCCTTCCACGGCTCCAACTGGATTTCTTGATGGTTTGTGAAAACCCCGGCTTCACCGCTTTTAGAATAGGTGAACTTCCGTTCAAGATTGTTGAACCGTGTCACAACGATTTTGCAACCAGCGGGGATTTCCACATCAGGGGATAAGAACAGCTTCACGGTTTGGGCAACAGCGGCCACGGGATCACCGGAACTTGAAGTTAAGGTTTCAAAGGACAATTTACAGGGCTGATCCTGAAGAAGCGGCTTTTCTTCAAAGTCAGTCAGGTGTGTGGTTGGATCGGTGACTTTCTCTTTTACGAAAATAGAACACCGATCCTTCCACAACCGTTCAAGGGCTTTTCTGTGGGCGTTTACCATACAAACTTCCTGAATCGGTAAAGTTCACGGCTCCGCCCATTGGTCAGGTAGTCAATCAGACTATTCAACCGCTGTTCAGGGGTCAAATTCCCATCCCCAATGGCAAAAACCGTGTTGGTATCGCCTTCCTGAATTTGCTTGATTGCCGCTTCAAGGTCAAACCCTTCCAACTGCCCGGAAACCTTCTTCATGTTCAGGTATTCGCCAACCGCCATATAGACAGCCACACTCACCAACCCTTCAGGCATATCCTTTCGGTTGGTTTCGTTTTGAACCCTGTATTGAACATTGCTGATCACAATATCCAACAGGGGATCTTCAGCGGCCCCCGTCACGCCAAGGGCCGTAAGCATTGTAATAACCTGTTCACGCAACGGGAATCACCACCATTCCATCAGCCCAAAGACTGAATCCGGGCAATGGGAATGGCCTTGTGGTTGATATAGGTGCGCTGGGAAGCGGTGCTTTCCCCGCTGTGAACCAGCGTCCAGTTCTGCCCATTCTCCAAGTCGGTGTCCGTGGGGGACAGCTTGGTCTGACTTTTCTTCTCATAGCTGATACCATAGGGGCTGAACACCTTGCGCTGACGCATATACAGGGTATCAACACCGCCGTTGGTCTTGGGGTCACGGGCCATTTCATAAGGAACCTTGGCCCCAATATCTTCATAGGAGATAGCGCCGTTGCCCATGATAAAGGTGGTGTACTGCGTAGCGGGAACCACATACATATCAGCGGCAAGGGTACGGGTGCCGAAGTAAGGGGTTGCCTTGGAAAGATTGATGGTGGTAGTTCCATCCTCACCAGAAGCAACAATCTTCAAAGCGCCGGGGGTGTCCGCTTCAGCATCGGCATAGCCGGTCACGGCGGGAAGATCATCGTCCACAACCACAGTGCGGCCATTCCAAGTGGCAAGGGTCAAATCCTTCTGAATGCCGTCCCCGTCCGTCTGCTTCATGAACTCCAACAGCTTCATGTTTTCAAGGTTGGTAGCAACATCACTGTGCATGAACACCAAAGAAAACTTCTGCTTATTGGCTCCACAAGCCTTGTTCACGGCGCTGTTCAGGGTGGTGGCGCTCATAGGGGCATAGATCGTGGTGCTGTGCTTCTCCACAAACTCCTTATTCTTGGCATCGGTGGTGGGCATGGCAAAAACACCCTTCAAGATGGAAAGAAGGGTTTTCTGATCCAAGGTATCCTTGTACTCCGCAACCTGTGCGGACACATTGCCCATGAAGTCCACGCCGCCCGTAATGTCATAGCTGAAATCCTTTTCAGTCCATGCCTTGGCACGGCCAACAACCACCATACCCTGTTCAAAGGTCTTGGTGGAAGTGGCGGTAATGTCGGTTTCACCGTCATAGTTCACCGCATCCCCATCCAGAAGGCCACGCATGGCAAGACGGGCATAGCCGGTGCCATTCTGACTGGTGAACACCGCCCGAATATCAGGGTTCCCGGCCAGCGCACGGGACTTCTTCAGGGCGTTCAGGGTCAGGTTGGGCACACGGCCAACCATGTACCTAAACGCTTCAGGGTTGAAAGACTTTGCATCAAACTTGCTGTTAGCCATCGTTCAAACTTCCTTTCTGTGTAGTCAAATTGTGTGGGTTACTCCAAAACCGCATCCGGGTTTTCCTCCATGTACTTACACAGTTCGTCATAAGACATTTTGGAAAGATCATCCCCGGTGGGCTGATTGTGGGGATCACTCTTTTCAGCGGCTTTGGCTCCCTTAAACTTGGCCTTGCCGCTGGTGTCGAACAGAAAAGCCGTGTCCTCGCCCTTGGTCAGCTTGCCAATTTCATCATCCAGCCCTTTCACCGTGCCATCATCGGCCAGTTCCGCCTTCTCCAAGAATGCGGCCAACAGTGCCTTTACAGCGGTGTTGTTTTTGGCCTTGGCATTGGTCAAGGCCACATCAACGGCATTGCTGATCTTCAGGGCCTTGATTTCATTGGCGTGATCCTTGTCCTTCTGCTTGTTCGCTTCCTGAAGGGCGGTGATCTGGTTCTGAAGTTCCGTGTTGTCACCAGCGGATTTCTTCAGGGTTTCAATCTGTCCATCCCGTTCAGAAACTTGGGCTTTCAAGGTCTTGTTTTCCTCGTTCACCTCATTGAACCGGCTCTTGGTTACAAAGGAACCATTCAGCCCTTCCATAACCTTGTTGGCCTGTTCCTCGGTCAAGCCCCACTCCATCAGCTTTTCTTTCGTCATAGTGTGATACCTCCATCATAAAATCCTTTTTTACCGTGGGTCAGGAACCACGATTTCCCCCGGCTCTGTTTTCCGCCCACAACCGGGAAACGGCGAATAGGTATGAAAAAACCACCACCGGCCCGAAGGCCGGGGTGGTTCAATCAACAATATTGTGGATCAGTCCCAATGCTGATCCGGGCTGAAGTTTTCAAGAATAGAATAATAATTGGGGATTTGGTCAGGCGGTTTCCCGTCCTTCAAGGCGGTAAGAACTTCAATTTTTTCATCAAGAAGTTCTTCACTGTCCACATCAAAGAAGCGGTCAACCAGAACATCAGAAACTTCAGCCAACAGCGCATGAACCTTCATCAGCTTTTCTTCCCGTGTCATATTAACCACCCGCTTTCTTTAACATATCCTGAATTACTTCTTCCAAGGCTTCTACCAACTCCGGTTTATCCTTACGAAGCATTTCTATCAGGTCAGGACGGACAACCGACAAAGCGCCATAATTGGCAAGGGTTTCTTCCGCCCGTTTCCCAATATCCCGGTAATATTTGGAACCGTGACCATATCGCACAAGGCCAGCATCACGGGCCGAACCACCGGAAAGGGCATCGTAAATATCTTCAAGGGAACTGATACCGCCGCCCATAGCGTTTCGGCATTGATAATCAATTTGTTCACTTGCTTCACGCTTCAGCTTATTGAAGGCTTTTTTGTAGTCGGAATAAGAAATAGTTCTTGCATAGTATTGATCCGTCAAGGCAGAAGTGGCGGTTCTCAATTCAGCATTGATTTCCGCCGTAATACGCTTGCATTCCTTATCGAAGGCTTCAAAAAGGGAATCAATATCATCCGCAATATCGGTGTTGGCTTTCTGGAAAAAGGAACTTAACTTGGCGTGGCTGGAACTGAACCAACCTGAATACTTTGCCGGGTCTGACCGGTTGAACATATCCATCAGGTGCATTTCCTCATGTAAGGTTGTAACCACTTGGCCGGTAAGATCATCCCCGGCCAGCTTGGGAATAATCAATTCAACCTCCGCAAGCTGATCATTCCGGGTGTAATAGCGATAATTGACCGCATATCCTTTCCCGTGGGAAACCTTCATGGGAATGCCGTTGGCCCTAATGTTTTCCATAGCGCCCATTTTGGAATAAAGGGCAATCACATCAGGATCAGCGTTTTCACACGCATTCACATAATCAATCAGGGCTTGGGTGTTCTTCCGTTCCTTCTTGTCGGTCAGGTATTCAGGGAACATTTCAGCTTTCAACGGCTCTAATTCCCTTTTCGCCTTCATTATAGCGCCCACGGTGGCAACCGTCAAACCGTCCTTCACGCCATCCACAAAAGCCTTCTTCCAATCGGCATATTTCATATTAGCCGGGACATAGTACACCTTTCCATCAGCGGTGCGGGCGGCTCTTTCGCCGTCCATATCGTCATAATGGGGGCAAGTGGTTCCCCGGCAATTCGGGTGGAAGGGCGGGACAGTCACCCCCGGTTCATATTGGGCCAGAGGGATCACCGTTCCATCAAGGGGTTGGCATACCGCACAGGTGCGGGAATCCAGCGTTTCCACAATTTCAATCTGATCCACACCCAAATCTTTATACATCTGGATTTTGGAAACGGCATTGAAATAACTGGTTTCCGTATGCACCAGCCGCCTTGCCTTATAACGGGCCGTTCCGAACTGCTTTTGAATGGCGGTGATAGTCTTGGCCGGTGGATCACCCCGCAACATACCTTGAATCAGTTCTTTGTTTACGGTGTCCACCAAATCAGCCTTGTTCAGCCAACAGCGATCCCGAAAAGTCCGCCCGTCCGTTGTCCACGGTTTTGAAAGTAAGGTTTCAAGTTTCTTTTGGTTCAGGGCGGTGAAATCCCATCCAAGGCCAATGCCCTTTTGGATTTCAAAGGCCCCGTGGGTGTACCCATTGGAAACCAGTTCCTTCAGAAGATCATCCACCCCATCAACCTGATTGCCATACAGAAGTTCAATCTGCTGTTGAATTTGCAGTTGAATTGCTTCAAGGCGGCTGACATGGAAACGGGTTGAAGCGTTTTCCAGTTTCTTAATCCATTCCGTGGAAAGGTTGGCTTGCTGTGCGGCCTTCACATACTGTTCCGCCGTCCATTTGAATTCTTCAAGCTGTCCAGTGGTCAGCATTTTCCGGGCTTCAGCCAAAGTTACATTATTGTTGGCGGCGAACCGTTGATACCAGCTTTCAATATCCCGCTGAACAGTATGTTCAGTTTCCCGGTAAATATCTTCAAGTGTCTGAATGTATTCATCCGCTTGTTTGTGGGCCGAATTTTCAAGAATGGCGAACCGGCCCCGCCAATAGTCAGCATTTTTCACGGGGTCACGCTCCCTTCTTGAATGGCTGGGGTGGTTGGAATCGAACCAACGCTTCAGGGGGTCAAAACCCCTTGCCTTACCTCTTGGCTACACCCCAATATTGGTGCCGGGTATGGGACTTGAACCCATACGCCAAAGGCGGCGGATTTTGAATCCGCTGTGTCTGCCATTCCACCAACCCGGCAAGTGGTAGCGTGTACGGGGGTCGAACCCGTGTTCCCGGCTTGAAGGGCCGGTGTCTTAACCGCTTGACTAACACGCCATAGAAAGTGCCGGGGAAAGGAATTGCACCTTTGACCGGGTAAGGAGGTGAACCCCGGCCCCGCCCCATTATTGCCCCGGCATATAGGGAAGGCGGGGATTATTCGTCCCCGCCTTCATCACCATCAGGATCTTCTTTCTGAACATTCCCAAAAGCGCCGGTGTAATCCTGCGCCTGTTCCATTGCTTCTTCCTTTTCCTTCCTGATCCGCTCCAACTCCAATTCCACATCCGTTGTCCACGGGTGCTGGGCCACAATGGTTTCATTGGACAGAATACCAACGGACTTCCCACAGTTTTCAATGGCTTCACTTTCATTCACCGGCATATCCCGGTTGAAAACAATGGTAGTTTCTTCTTCCTCGAAGTCACCCCGGCCAGTGTTGGCAAAATCCTGATTGATAAACCACAGAAGATCATCAAAGGCCGCTTGGAACTCGGTTTCCATCCCGTTTGCGTCAAGGTCAATGTCAGAATACATGGATTGAATGTTCATCTGATTGGGGTTGTTACCCATGCGATCATCCTTGGCATTATAGCCACGGGCGTTTTCAATCAGTTTATCCTTGAACAGTTTCAGAATGGAATTGAAGTTTTCAGCGTTAATTTCAACGGTCAGGGTTTCCACCCCGCCATCATCCCGAACTTTCACGGCTCCGAAGGTTGCAAGGTTGCGGCGGAACTCCCCAAGGTTTTCACCATCATAGTTCTTCAGGATCAGAATGGTGTTCCGTGCGTCCTCTTGCATATTGTTTTCAAAGTCGGAAATCATAGTGTTGATACCGTCCTGAAGGGTTTTCACACGGCGAATCAGGGGGATTTCCTGCTTATTGTACTTGAACGGGATCAGGGGAATCCGCTCCCAATTCAGTTCAACCGTTTCTTCCCCATCGTCAACACTGAAATAGTTTTCATGTTCCCCCAACTGTTCATCCGGGGTCAGGGTGGTTCCATCGTACACATAGCGGTAAAGGCCATCTGATTTGAAGATTTCCACCCGCTCCACAATTTCCTTGCTGAAACCGTTCCAAACCTCTTGTGGGTAAAGGCGAATAGCACAATCAAGGATGGTGTGATCATCGTCCGCCCAAAAGGGAAGAATTTCATGGGCCGGGAAGTGTTTGAAGGCAAGTTTGCCATCATCCCCATAGTAGGGGTACAACCAGCCAATCCCGCCTTTCAGGGCATCTTCACACACATACTTCAGAAGCCGCTTGAACCGCTTATCAAAAACCTTGTTCAAAAATTCGGAATAGGTCTTGTTTTTACAGGTCAGGGAAAAAGGCTTGCCCACAAGATAGTTGGTTTTCTGATCCACCATTAGGGCAAATTGGTTGTCAATCAGCCTGTTGTTGGGAAGGTTGTCAACTTCCTGAAGTTTACCATCCTCGCCAATAATTGTGCGCTTGCGGGTCAGAATGTCATGGTGGCCTTCATAGTAGGCATCCCCGATAATCTGTTCTTTCCGCTTGCGGCTCCGCTTCCATTCATCAATTTCAGCGGCGAAAAACTGAAGTTCAGTCATGCCGGTATTGCCGCCCATCAGGATCAGGCGATTGATCCGGGCCGTTTCAGTATCAGTAAACAAAGGCATATTCAATCACCATCCTTTCTCTCTTGGGGGGGGGCTGAAATCCAATGGGGCGCTGTCTGGTTTTCTCCAAGGTCAGCGTTTGGTTTGAAAGTTCCACTTCAATCTTCAAAGACTGGTAGGGAAGCCGATCCGCCCACTGTTCAATTTTCTTCAAAATGTGCTGTTGTTCAAACATGGGCGGTTCCTTTCTATTGGGCAATGAACACCGAACCCCGGAAACCGTGTGTTTCCGGGGCTGTTTGTTACTATCCTGTTATTAGTCGAAGCTGAAGGCGGGGCCAACCAGAATATCTTCCAGCGCATAGCGCATAGCGTCCATCAGGTGGTTGAAATCATCAATGGGGGTATTGATCTTGGCCCCAAACTTATCTTCAGCCCAAGTATAATTTGAAATTTCAGTAATGAAGTTCACACATCGGGGATGAATGATGATAGTGTAATCCTGAATGTACTGAATGCCATTGTTCACACTGTCCTTGCCCTTCCGGGCGGCTCTGATACGCTGAAGGCCAGCTTCCCGCAATTCGTCAATGCTCTTGGGTTCTGCACAATCAGCCTTAATCCGTTCCTTGGCATAGCCCATCACCGTGACTTGTTCGCAAATGGCCCGGTTGGTCAGGGCCTTTTTATACAGTTCATCGAAAACCCAAATGGTTTTTTCTGCGGTACTCACCAGCCCACAGAAAAGCGCCGTGGGGTCATTGGTATAACCGAAGTCAAGGCCGAAGGCAGATTTCACGCCATCCTTGGCGCTGATTTCAGCCGGGTTGAACAGTTCTTCCCGCCAGTTCTCATAAATCAGGCCATCCACAATGCCCCAACCACCAAGGCCAGCCACTTTATAGCGCCGGGGGTTGGTTTCCTTCATGGTCTGAAAAACCTTCAGGTCAGCTTCATCCAGCCATTCATTACACAGGTAATTGGTGGTGGTGGCGTAAATCTGCCCATCCGGGGAAGTCCAGCTATCATGGAAACGGTATGTGGGGTTCCCTTGGGCATCCTTGCCGGTAATCTCTCCAAAGAACCGCTTTCTGATCCAGTGTTTTTCATTCCACGGGTTGAAGGTTAGGGTAATTTGCTTGAACAGGCCGGTTTCTTCCGGGATAGCGCCACGGATACTTTCATCAAGCATATTGAAATCATCTTCATTGGTGATTTCATAGGCTTCTTCAATCCAGCACCAGCACAAATACCCAATTTCAACCGTAATGGAAGTAACCTTCAGGGGATCATCAAGGCCCCGGAAGTAAATCTTCTGACCGGTGGGAACATAGGTCATTTCAAGGGGGCTTTCCTTGATTTCCCAATAAGCCTGAACCCCAAGCCGGTTGATTGCCCACTTCAATTCTGTGAAACAGCTATCCTTTAAGGTTCTGAATACTTTGCGAACCACAAGGGTATTAGCTTCCGGGTATTGCATCATCCGCTTGATGATGTTCAGGGCCGTGGTTTTGGATTTCTTGCTTGCACGGCTCCCCTTACAAACCCGGTAGCGGCCTTTGAAGTTCCAAAAGGTCTTGTACCCTTTGCCCACCACTTCAGGAAGGCGGATCACCTTGGCCTTGGGGTTAATCTTCAAGTTGATCATCCCCCATGATAACCACGGGAACATTCCCTTCCATTTTCAGTTTGTCGGTAAACATTCCAAGATGTTTGCCCAACAATTCAAGGGCCTTCAACTTGTCGTAGGTCTTAACCTCTCGTTCAGTGATATTCCCATCTTCACCGGGAATCACCTTCACTTTGACAGAAGCAATACAGGCGGTATCATCCCGGTTGGCTTCACCTTTGATGGTGGCTTCATCCATGTCAATTACATCAATGGGGTTCAGAAACGCCAATTTTGCGATTTCCTGAATCACCCGATCTTGATTGATACCGGTTCGGCGGCTCCGCTCTGCAATAGCCTTGTCAATAGCATTTTTAATCACAGGTTTTGACAGGTTTTCAGAACCCATCTGTTGTGCGGTATCAGGTGAATACCCGGCCCGAATTGCCGCTTGCGTTGCATTCAGGTCAATCAGATATTCTTCAACAAACCGCTTTTGCTTCTTGGTCAAGGTATTCACCCCCTTTGAAATCAAAAGAAAAGCGCCGAAGGTTCCCCCTCGGACGCTTTTTCACTTTATATGATAGCCGAAAAAACACTAAACTTTCAACAGGTGAAACTAAACTTTACTCGGTTCTTTCAAGAAATCGGCATTTTCCTTGGCAAAAGCAAGTAAAGCCTTCCCGTGAATTTCAAAAAGCCATTGGGTGGTGTACTCAAATTCAGCGGCTAAATCTTCCCACTTTTTCAGTTGGATATACCGGCCTACAAGAACATTTTGCTGGTCAAGGTCAGGAACTTTGCTGATCATGCTGAAGGCTTCCTTCTTCATGGTCACAAGTTCATCAATCCGGGTGTTAATATCATCTTCAAGGGACATGATTTTTGCAATGGTTTCCCCTAAAGTGTCTTTTGGCCCGGAAGTCTGAACCTTGTCAGGCTTCAGTTCATAGCTTTGACTGGTCAACCCGGATCGAAGGGTATTCACTGTATCTGTCAACCGCTGGATCAGTCGGTCAGTTTTTCGGATTTGGGCAAAATATTCTTTAGCCCGCTGGGAAAGTTCCTTATCAGTCACTATGTAGCACACATCCTTTCACACATCTGTTCTGTGAAAACTCCTGAAATATCAAGGCTTTTCAATGTGTAGAACAGATAGAACACATCTTTGGACAGTTCTCTTATATTACTTATCTTATATATTTTTTTTTACTTTTTAAGTTTAAGTAATATAACATCTGTTCTATCTGTTC